TTTAGATTGTCAGGCATTTGAATATAATAAACATACGTATACGTTGGTATGAAATAATTAAATTGCTTACTTATTTCCGTGTGTATGTGGTATTTTTCTTCACCTTCTTTAAAATTAGGTTGTACTGGTTCTTTAGCTCTTACCACGTTTACCCAACCAGAGGTTTCAACTATATTATGTTCACCAAATTCATTGTTATATATTTCAATACAACTATTGATTCCTTTTTGAATAACCTGGTCTAATACATTATTAATTTCCACTTTACCTAAAAAATTAATATTCCCAGATGTGTGGTTATAACCAAAACCGTCAGTTTTCACGTCAGGTTGTTTACTAATTATGTTATTACATATGTCCAATAGTTCGGATTTAAAATCCAACATATTCAACTTAGTTTTATATATGTGAGAGCTGTCGCTAAATGTTATTTTTTCCATTGTATATTTTTTAAATGATATTGTGTTCGAATTTTTTAGAATTTTTCTTATGTATCGTGAAATAATTGTTATAGAAAAATGTCAACTGTGAAATGTTAGTTTCTTTAAGTTCTAATGCGTTATATAATTCCACATTATTACTTATTTTAATACTACCATCATCATTGATGAGTTTTTTTAATTTTTCAGGAACTTCTACACCTTTATAGTCGGACCAAAATTTAGTGTCATTTCTTTCACACATATAATGATACCTAACAAATACCATATTTTGAAGATTAATTTCCTCACAAAAAACATTAAAATTATCTTTAAGTGATTCATCGAAATCCGTATCAATTAATCGTTTTAATTGCATAATAACTGACATTAAAGATGTGGATTCTAACGGTTCTAAAAATGTTGAAGCCAACCCAATCGCTATAGAGTTACCAATCCAACTTCTCTTATAATATCCTGCTTCATATTTGAAACTTTTAACAATTTCAATTTCACGTCCGAGATATTCTTCAACTTCTTTTTTTGCCTCCGATTCGTTTATATAAGAATCGTTATAGACATAACCACAACCCCATCTATGTTGTAATGGTGCTTGCCACATCCAACCGCATTTCATTGAAACCATATTGGTTTGTGTCTTATCGTTGACTGTTTGTTTGTCTTCTTGTGGTAAAAAATATGCAATTGCAGAATTTACTTTTAAGTATTTGTTATATGAAACCCACTTTTCACGGTAAAACTTACCAATAATAAGTCGAGATAATCCACTACAGTCAAATAATAAGTCAACATCAATGGTTGTTTCATCATCTAATATAATTGATTTAACGTTATCACCCTCCAAATTACAATCTTTAATAATACCGTCAATATGTTTAACTCCTCGTTCAACGGCAATTTTTTTAAAGAATTCCGCAACTAATCTAGCATCGAAATGAAATCCTATGTTGGGATTTATGAAGTCGTTTTTGCCTGAGAATAAATGACTCATAGATTTACCGTCACCTCTCCAATTTACAAACGTAATTCCATTTTTAATTGTTGATTTTGTTTGATTAAAAAAATCAACTCTACTAATTTCTAACAACTTTAACATTGCACCGAAATTAGGAACACTACCTTCCCCTGCACCTAAAATTCCAATTTTAGAACTTTCTATTAACGTTACGTTACAATTTTTATGGAATTTATTAACAACCAAAGCGGTCAACCATCCCGCAGTTCCTCCACCTACAATTACAATGTTTTTCATATTAACCTCATTTTAATTTTCTTTGATGGCCAAACATTCATCGAATATCGTTTACCACTTTCTAATTCATTTACACAATGGTTTATATTTGAATCGAATATAAACACACTTCCTCGTTTTTTAGGAACCGTATATTCAATCTCATCTATTTTATATTTAATGTCACCACCATCGTAATTATCATTTAATTGTATTATTAATGTGATGGTTGCACCATATATTATTTCGTGAGAATCTTTGTGCCAGGTTAAAAAATCACCAACAGAATATTCATTAAAACTGTATTTAGAAATCTCACCATACTGAACTCCATTAAAAATTTTAAGATTGTTTACCGTGTCAATAATTTTTTTAGACAGGTTATCTAATATGGGTTCAATTAATGTATTGTTAGTAAAATAGGTACCTTTCCTTTTATTGTTCTTGGTGTCTGTCATATTTTCATTATAAACAACCCCATTAACAACTTTACTAGATTTCATATCCATTAATCCTTGATTCACCCCTTTATTAATTAAGATTTCACATTCTTCATCTGTGATAAAATTTTCAATTAATTTATTGAACATATTATATTAATGTTTTTTTAAACTCGGGACTTTCTAATAATTTAATTTCGGTTTCTAAAATGTATTTAAAGTCAGATTCAACCGGAGATAACCTATGTTTTATATTTGAAAAAAAGAACACTAAACTTCCAGTTATTTTTGGAGACTGAAAATATTTCTCATCGTCATTGAGTAGATATTGATGGTACCCGTTATCGAAATTATCATTCAATTGCACAATTATAGTAAAATAACTTTCATTGTTTACGTTCCACTTTAATGAGTATTTTGTTTTAGGTGTATATTCTTTAAATAATAAATGTTCTAAGTCACCCAATTCATATCCCCTAAATTTAAAATTATCATTTAACACTTCGACAATTTTTTCCGATATGTGAGTTAAATCCAATGACTTACCATTCTTGTGGTTATTTATTATATAGTCACATTCTTCTTTAGATAAGAAATTCTCAATAATGTTTATTTTTTTATTCTCCATTATTTTTTTTTAGACCATACTTAATCCACTTATACCATATTCTCTCGTGAAGGTAATATTGAATTGGTTTATATACCAATTCAGCAACCCCGAAGGCTGCACCTACTTTAACTGATCCACTAATTAACCACATTAAACCAAACCCAATTAAGGTACTTATGATTCGATACGATATTGTTTTAGCGATGTGTCTTCTACGTTCTACTATCATTACCTTTTAGTTTGATCGTATTTTATTGTTCCGTCAGGACTCATATGTCCAGTTCTAATTGCCGTACCACTAATAACCGCCACGTCCGATGGAGGTTCGTGATAAATCACATCATAACCAACACCTCGTCCGTAATTTATTGATTCGATATCGGGAATAATTGATATTAACACTTTATCCCAATTATTCATAAAGAATGGTTCGTTCATTAGTTCTACCATAACTTGGTGAGCCGTCTTTGGATTGTTCTCATCAACCTCTACGTCTCTAATTGCCACCCAAACATTTTTACCTTGGTTTAATTGTTGACTAATTAACCATTCGTGACCTTTATGCCAATTCTGCCAACGTCCTACGTATAATGCGTACTTTTTACTCATATAATTTAATTTTTAATCTAAGTTCTTGAACCGTTTCGAATTCCGGTCTGTTGGTTGTATCAATATCGATGAAGAATTCTGTAGGGGGTTGATAATTTTCAACGTGAAAGTTTTCCCTACCTCTGATATCTGTTGTGTGTACATACACCTCAATCAAATCTTTACCCATTTCGGATTTAAATTCGTCTCGTTGGTCTTTGTACGGGGATACTAATGAAACAATTGCAACATCACCTTTTAAGTGTAAAAATTTGGCAATTTTTTGTGCTAAATCGATGTTTTTACGTCTACCTTCTTCGGAATAATCTTTATTGTTGAAAATTTCTCTAATATCGTCTCCATCAACGATTACTCCTTTATTAGGGTATGACGCTTGTAACCATTTTGCCAATGTGGTTTTTCCTGAACCAGGTTGACCTGTTAACCATATAATCATTGTATTAATATACAAAAAAAAATAGTAAAAATCAAATTATATTCTCATTTATTTTCTTAAATGGGATATTGTATTTTTTTAATATATAAGATAAACCTAACCCCTCTCCATTTCCAATTCCAGGGTATGCACTATCATAATAAAAACTACTATATTCAAATACTGGTTTGATTTTCTCCACATCGTAGATTATGTTGGATATTTGTTCGTGGGTTGGTATGAAATAAAACCATTCTAATATCGTAGGTAATTTGGAATAGTCAAATCCTACTTTATCCCAAAAATCAATAATTTTTGTAAAGTAGTTATCATTTATGTAATCCTCTAAATAGTCACCGTTTGGCCACCCGTATAAGTAGAAAAATTCATCACCACCTTTAAAGTTTTTAATAAAGTTTTGATTAAGATTTTGAATCCAATCTGCATCGACATAAAGTACCGAGTCTTTATGTGTTTCTACCAATCTTAACGGAAACAGTAGTTTATCAAAATATGAAAATATTTTATTTGGATAATAATGAGTGGTCCCAACTTTAAATTTTGTTGGGTTATTTGTTAGGATGTGAACATTCCATCCATTATCTATGAATTTTGAAATATGGGGCATCACATTATCAATATATTGATCGCCGAATGCCACAATTGACAGTATCATAATTAATGGTTATAAGTGAAGGGGTCTCTTTTTTTAAGTTCTTCAATTCTTTTTTTGAACTCCTTCTTCTTTTTATTCTTCTCTATTTTATTTTTAATAAAATCAATTAATTTTTTAAACATTTTTTTTCTTTTTTTCTATTATAAAATTATCAATAACTAACACATCAATATCGGTGTCATAAAAAGTGTCAATTGCATCTTGTGGTGTTAAAACCATTGTTTTATCTTTTATATTAAAAGACGTGTTAAGTAAAATTGGATAACCTGAAAGTTTCTCAAACTCAGTAAGTAATTGATAAATTAAAGTATTCTTATAAACTGTTTGTACTCTCGCCGTACCATCTACGTGAGTTACCGCTTTTAATATGTCCCTATATTCTGGTTTGACTTTAACCACTTGGTTCATATATGGAACATCATCCGTCATTTCAAAATAAGTGTCTTGTTTGTCTTTCATAACCATAGGTGCAAATGGTCTGAACCCTTCTCTTTTCTTTATGACTTTATTAATTCTATCTTTCATACCGTCCACCGTTGGGTCGGCTAAAATAGACCTGTTACCTAGTGCTCTTGAACCAAATTCACAATGTCCTTGAAACCATCCAACAACCTTACCTTCATTTAATTTTTCAGCAACATACTCTCTTAATTTTTTATCTGATAGAAATTTTCTATAT